TAACGGAGTTACAAACTTAGGAGTCGGCACTTTCTACGATACAACTACTCAAACAGTAGTGGCAGGAGCATCAGCTTCTATTACATTAAATACACCAGTCATTCAAGATGGAGTTATAGTAGCATCAAATTCAAGAGTTACAGTAACCAGGACCGGTATATATAACCTTCAGTTCTCAGCTCAGGTCCAAACCACAGTTGGCGGCGGCCCTCATGTCTTTATCTGGTTGAGAAAAAACGGAATAAATCTACCTAACAGCAACACAGGTATTTCAATACAAAACCAAAACCAGAAGTATGTTGGCGCTTGGAATTTTGTAGAGAGTTTAATTGCTGGAGATTACTTAGAATTAGTATGGTATGTTGACGGCGGTGCTAGTGCACAGTTGATCGCTGAACCTGCCGCTTCTACAAACGGTGGAGTAGGGGTTCCCTCTATGATTGTTACAATGACCCAAATCAAGTAAGCAAAACCAATACTATTTATTAGTATATGGCTAATGCTGCAATCTGGCCCGGTTCCTCATCCTTTGCTCCCGGAGATACTCCTTTTGGGTTTTATGACTCTGATATACAGTTTCAGACAGACGCCGATAAAGTAGCAAACTTCTGTGCAAAAAGATTAGGGTATCCTTTAGTGGATATAGAATTACAAGATCTTAACTTCTATACAGCTTTTGAAGAAGCAGTAACAACTTACGGAAATGAAATCTATGCTTTTAAAGTAAGACAGGATTATCTTTCTATGGAAGGAACAACTACAGGGTCTAGCTTTAATAACTCAGTAATTCAACCAAACTTTGCATCTATTGTGAGAATGTCTCACCAATACGGTGAAGAAGCAGGAGTCGGAGGAACAGTTACTTGGTATACAGGTTCTTTTCATACAACAGCTTCAGTTCAGGACTACGATATGAATGCCTGGGCAGCCTCATCAGCTTCCTTAGCACCCGGAGATACAATCGAGATTAAAAGAGTATTTTACGAATCACCTCCGGCCATCGTTCGTTACTTTGATCCTTATGCAGGAACAGGTACAGGGATGATGAACCTACTAGATACTTTCGGATGGGGCAACTACTCACCGGCAATCAACTTCCTTCTGATGCCAATCAACTATGATCTTCAGAAGATTCAAGCTATTGAGTTTAACGACCAGATTAGAAAGTCACAGTATTCTTTTGAATTAGTAAATAACAGATTAAGACTATTCCCAATCCCAACTGTAAGTGACGGAAAAATGTTCTTTGAATACATCAAAAACTCAGAGAGGAATATTGCAACTATGCCAAGTTCTTCTGCATTAGTTTCTAATGTATCAAACGTACCTTATAATAATCCAAATTATACTCAGATTAATTCAATAGGAAGGCAGTGGATCTTTGAATATACCTTATCTTTAGTTAAAGAGATGCTTGGGTATGTTAGAGGTAAGTACGGCACCATTCCAATCCCAGGAGCAGAGGTTACTCTAAACTCAGGAGATTTAATTACTGCGGCTACTGCAGAAAAGAACTTGCTTTTAGATAAATTAAAAGCTTACTTAGAAGAAACTTCAAGAGAAAAATTACTTGAAAGAAGATCTCTAGAAGCTGATTACAAACAAAAGGAATTAAACTTAGTTCCTCAACCAATATTTATAGGATAATGAAATTACAAGACCTATTAAACGAAGTAACTTATTCAATGTACCAATCCTTGGTATATGTTGAATTCTCAGACGAAACCAACGTTACTGATATCGCTCAGTTAATCAGAGGTTTGAGATACGTTACTGTTGTGAATAATAAGACAGATAAAGAAGATCTAGAACCTAGAGGATTACTTCAGTTAAAGGTAGTTAGCTTAAAACCAGGTCAAGAGACTTTTGAATTAATTAAAAAAGAAGCTTTAGCAACCATCCCTACTTTAAAGAAATTTAAGTATAGCGTTAAACAATTACAGAAAATTGAGGAAATATAAATGGCATTATTCGGAAGACAGAGAGATGTGTTATTGATCAATAGTATCAACCGTGAGTTATTACCAGACATTATAACTCAGCAGGTAGGGTATTATAAAGTCACTCTCGGAGCTTCACAGACGAATATGTACGGAGAGGCTGTTGATAAATTCCTTAGTGAACCCGCTCTCCTAAACTGTTTAATAACCAGAGGAGAACAAACCTGGAGCACTGACGCTTATGGACCAGACGTTAATAGAGCGTTATCCTTTGCCTTTTTTCAGCAAGATCTAAGAGACCTTAAATTAGTACCGGAAGTAGGAGATGTTATATTCTATTATGAAAACTACTATGAAGTAGACGGTACTGTAGAAAACCAATACTTTGTAGGAAAGATACCGGAATACTCGTACTCTGAAGGTCTAAATCAATTCGGTTCTTCAATTAGTATCGTTTGTTCAACTCACCTTGTACCTGCAGATAAACTAGGTATAACTAAAGAAAGAATGTAATGGCAGATAAGATCAGGAAACCAGTACCGAAGAACCAGAGAGAAATTTCTATCTCTCAACAGACTCCTCTTTTGGATAATCCAAACAGTGCTGTTGTACCTTTGCCCGTTTTTGCAAATCAAAACGATCCTGCTACTGCTAAGAATTATAGAGCAGAACAGATTTCAGTTAAAGGAGATACTGAGAAAGATTATACGGTTGGTATTGGTGATTTAGATGAGACTATCGTTTACTATTTTAACAACGTAATCAAACCGCAAGTATATCAAAACGGAACCACACTCCCGGTACCTGTAATTTACGGAAACCCTGAAAGATGGCAATCAGTTCAGAAAGACGGTTATTATAGAGATAAAAATAGTAAAATTATGTGTCCGATTATTATGTTCAGAAGAGCATCAATGGAAAAAACATACTCTATCGGAAATAAATTAGATGCTAACAATCCTCAAAATTATGCAATTGCAGGAAAAACCTATCAAAAAGGTGATGCTTATTCTAATTTTGACCTATTAAATAACAGAAAACCTGTAACTGCTTACCAGGCAGTAGTAATTCCGGATTACGTTACTTTAAACTACGAATGTATCATTTGGACTTACTACGTAGAACAGATGAATAAAATCGTTGAGGGAATTAACTACGCTTCTGATTCATATTGGGGAGATCCTAATAGATTTAAATTTAGAGCAAGAATCGATACTTTTACAGATAATAGTACAATTAATCAAGGAGAAGAACGTCTGATTAAGACGACGTTCGATATTAAGATGTATGGATACATCATTCCAAGTGTTATTAACAAAGATTTGGTAGCAACCAAGAAGTTTTTCTCTAAAGGAAAGGTGTCTTTTAACACCGAAGCAGTAAGTAATATCAACGATCTTTAATAGCTTTTTGAAGGTCTAATTACTATTTATATTAGAACTATCTAACAAACTAAAATAAAATGGCAGAAACTTTATTATCACCTGGTGTTTTAGCAAGAGAGAATGACCAGTCTTTCTTAACAGCCCAACCTATAGTTGTTGGCGCCGCCATTGTCGGCCCCGCAGCAAAAGGTCCTGTTAACATACCTACATTGGTTACATCTTTTAGCGACTATCAGAACAAATTCGGAGGTCAAGTAGCTTCTGGATCTAACTATTACACCTATTTCACATCAATTGCAGCTTATAACTACTTTCAACAAGGTGGTGAAACTCTGTTAATAACTAGAGTAGCTTCTGGATCTTACACCGCAGCATCATCTTCATTTGTATCTGCCTCAGGCTTTGCCGGTGGTAAAACACAATCGGTATTTGAGTTACAAACTCCATCTGAAGGTACTTTGATGAATAGTGCAGGTGCTACAGGCTCTAACGGTACTTTAGTAAACGGAACAGCTGACAACTTAAGATTTGAAATCACAAGCCCTTCAACTTCATCAGGAACTTTCTCGTTGTTGATTAGAAGAGGAGATGATACTGAAACAAGTAAAATTGTTTTGGAAACCTGGCCTAACTTATCATTAGATCCTACTGCTACTAACTACATTTCAAGAGTAATTGGAGACCAAGTACAGACAGTAGTTACTGATGCAGATGGAACAACATACTTACAGACATCAGGATCTTACGAAAATAGAAGTAGGTACGTAACTGTTAAGACAGTTAATTACCAAACCCCTAACTACTTTGACAATAACGGTCAACCTAAAGCAGCTTACACCTCTTCAATCCCTGTAGCAGTATCAGGAGCATTCGGTGGTGCCGCAGGAACACCTTTTGTTGCAATGACAGCTAACTTCTACGAAAATATTGCATCTGGAAATACACAAGGTCTGGTAGGTGCTAACTACACAACAGCTTTTGCATTACTAGCTAACCAAGATGAGTACAGTTATAACACTATCGCCGCTCCCGGTCTTTACGCAGCAGACTTCTCTACTCAGACAAACAAAATGATCACCAACGCTGAAGAGAGAGGAGACAATATCGCTGTTATTGACTTAGTAAAATATGCACAGACGGTAACTGCAGTAACTAGTCAAGCTAGCAACTTAAATACATCTTATGGAGCATCATATTGGCCTTGGGTTCAGACTCCTGACCCTTACAGTGGTAATATCGTTTGGGTCCCTGCATCTACTTTGATTCCTGCAGTTTTCGCATTCAACGACAATGCTGCTGAAGCATGGTTTGCACCAGCTGGATTTAACAGAGGGGGTCTTGCAACCGCAGTAAGAGCAGAAAGAAGATTGACTCAAGCTGAAAGAGATACTCTATACCAAGCAAAAGTTAACCCAATCGCAACTTTCCCTAACCAAGGCTTAGTAGTATTTGGTCAGAAGACGTTGCAGACTAAAGCTTCTGCTTTAGATCGGGTAAACGTTAGAAGATTGTTGATTACTTTGAAAGATTACATCTCTCAAGTTGCCGATAACTTAGTGTTCGAACAGAACAGTATTGCAACTAGAAATGCTTTCTTATCACAAGTTAATCCTTACTTATCTTCTGTACAGCAGAGACAAGGTCTTTATGCATTTAAAGTAATTATGGATGATACTAACAACACAGCAGATGTGATTGATAGAAACCAGTTAGTAGGTCAGATTTACATCCAACCAACTAAGACTGCTGAATTCATCTACTTAGACTTTAATATCTTACCAACAGGAGCTACTTTCCCAGCTTAATTTAACTTAACAGATATTTATAATCAATAAAACATAAATAAAATGGCAGTATTAGATCCAAACGAAATATTTTTCACAGCCTTTGAACCCAAAGTAAAGAATAGATTCATCATGT